CACCTGCCTTCCCTCGGTGGATCTCTGCCGTAATGGCTGCGTTAATCTGTCCTTGGTCCCTCGCCTCCTCCCTCAGATCATGTAGAGCAGATAGATGGCTCTCCATGGAAATCTTTTCTCTTTCCTCGGCCTCTATCTCCTGCTCAATCAGATAGTTTCGCACTAGTGGGTTGTGATTGAGTAACACACTGCCTTGTCGCTTCGCAGCGTTGCGGTTCTTCGTGTAGCCTGCTTTTACAGCGGCATCGGTGGCGTTCTGGCCTTTAACGTACTCCCTTACAAACTTCTTTTGTTTCGAGTTGAGTTCCTGCCACGTCTTACCATCGGGGTCGAGGTAGCCGTTACCATCGTCTGTAGGAACCATTGGGGTGTACTTTAATTCTTTCATCCAGTCATTCCGAGTGTTTCAACTAGGTGAAGTATAATTTATATATCTAATCTTTTTTATAAAAAGTAAAAGTTTTCTCGTGGCCTTCTTTTCTTATATTCTCTCTTGAAACTAATAACTAATAGATTTTCTATTACTTTCGTCACTCACCACTATCCACTGTCCTAGAGACTTTCACTCTGATTCTATTACTTCTATTAGTCTATTAGCTGTTTTTGTTAATTTTTTTAAAAAAAGTTAAATCTCTCACAGAACAATATAACTAATATCTAATATCGATCGCTGGGCATAAAAAAGCCCCAGTCCACCTAAATGAACTGGGGCAATCCAAGTCTACCTCAAAGTAAAAAGGTCACCTTGAGTCTTCGAGGTAGTTGCGGTGGCTTGGTCAACCGTTAACCTAACTCAAGGTGTGTACTCTACGGTCGGAAACTCAGCGTCCTCGGACAGCGTTGCTTCCAACGCAGTTTTACTTTCTATTGACCGTGCTTCAGCCTCTGCTATTAAAACTCCGTCACTTACAACTATGAACTCGTTACGGTGTCTTGCTGGAGTGTTTTTAAACTCGTCAAAGAACTCGGCCCACACCTCGCTATCGTAGGTGCGGTACTTCGGATCTTTGTTCTTCCTCATTTCAGCATAGTCTAGCAACTCGTTGAGCCACACTTGTCGGGCGTTTTTCCAAACGATCGTCTGTGCTGGTTCGAAGCCAAGGTTGTCCACCCAGCCCTCGGTGAGCTCTGCGACGTAGGGGTTCACATAGCTGTATGTAATCGCCATGTCGAATACGTTCGGCATTGCCGCTCGCATATCTCCCAACACTCCACTGTCTGTGGTACATATCATCTGATGCGCTTCATTCATCGCACGTGCATATCGGTCTGAAATGTCATCGGGCCATATGTAGTAATCCCTGAGGAATGGCATGATGATCTGAGAGTGGTAGTTTGACCTATCCATTATCGTTCTCCTTTCTATTGGTTTTAGCTTCGTACTCGTCTACCCATTTATGAATCTGCTGGGCGGGGCTGCGATAGCCTTCCCTGCTGATTCGGTTCAACCGGCGATAAATCTTCTCCGGTAGTTCAATTGTAAGTCTGTTTCGCAAATCAATTCTCCTTTCTATTAGCTAAGTGTTTCTTAAAGCGGCCTCGTAAGGCCGCTCGGAGAACTACTCAGATTAGGTTGTTTGCTCTGATGTGCAATAGTAAGTTGTACTCTATTAACGACTCGATCAGCTCCACTGGTTGGTGACATCTTCCGTGGTTGTCTTCCCACATCCTGTCGTTCTCGCTCCAGTGTACGTTGCCTTTCTCGTCGTAGTAGTGCCACTTCTGAGGTGTTATGAACGTACCGTCTACTCCGGTCTTAAAGTTCCAAATGTAGTAATTTGGTTTCGTTACTTTTTTGAACTCTTTCTTTCCGAAGTCGCCATCCTCGTACCCTACGAATTCTCTATGAATGACCATGTCCCTTATTTCGAACCGCTCGTCTATCGAACCGTCAGCTAGTTGTGTCAATGTACGGTATAAGTCTTGGTGGGCTTGAGACTCGCTATCGCGTAGTTTTCGTAAGCCTTGAGGACTCATTATGACCATTCCTATGCCTTCTGTCTCGGCGTACTGTAGTTCGACTCGCAGCGCACCTTCATTGACAGTTTTCCAGTCTTCGTCACTTATCCCGTATACACGGTCGTAAGTGGCGGTCTCCTCGAACCACTCTCCGTCGTCAATCAAGTACTTAGTCTGGCCGTCTTTATCTTTGTACGTCCTTCCAAACCAGCAGTCGGTAATATTGTCGTGAGTGAATTCAGACTTCCACACGTTCAAGAACTCCTTTCCTCTCGCGTGTTTCAATACTGAAAAAATTCCGGCTATCGGTTCGAGAGCTTTTCCTAGCTCACTGCGTACGAATGGCAAGCCTTCGTCGTCGTTTCGGTAAAGTTTTGCTTCTTTAAGCATTCCTTTCTCCTTTCTAATCGGCTAAAAATCCCGCGCGTACGCGGGGGCGTAAGTATAGCTTAGCGGGAGTACCGCCATAGTAAAGGAGTAAACTAAAGGAATATAAAAGATTTAGCTTTCCCTCTCTTCTTTCGGCCTGAAAATCACAACACATATCCCGTTCAACTCCTGAATCACTTCAGGAGTGTGAGTCGGGCATTGTTCTAACCAAGCCTTCAGCTCTGCGTTAGTAAGATCCAAATCTTTCCTCCAAATCTCTAACCAAATCTCTCGGTAGATAGTCGTGCGGGTTGTCGTACCCCTTATCAACCTCTTTAGTGTAGATCGACTCGTCTTTTAGTTTGATGTCGAAGATCATATAATTATGGATTCCCCAGTAATCACGTTCGACTCCGTATCCGAGGCTCTCGATAAAGTCGCCGACGATATCGGTTCCGTTCCAACCGTCACCGTCTCCGAATCCAAACTTATCGAACGCCTCTTCCCATTCCCACTCGATTAATTCTTCAGGCATTGATCGCCCTCCTTGTCACTTCCATAACTTGTCCATTTTCGGGTGTTTCCATTTCCATAGAATTCAAATCATCTAAATCAACTTGGTCGTTAACTTCTTCAAACCTATGAACGCTCACATAATCCCTAAGATAGTCCTCAACACTGTCCTCGGGATCAAGTTCGTACAACTCCCTTATTTCTGACTCCGTTGCGTCAATCGTTGTTTTTTCAAACAAGTAGACCTTCACTCGCATTTCAACTTCTAATTTAATTGCTTCTTCAGGCATTGATCGCCCTCCCAAGTCGAGCGGGTATCACAACCGAGTGGTTGCAGCTCGTACAGCATCGTCCCTCGACCACTGGCATAGCGTTGTGGCCTTCAGTCCAAAACACCACCCCCTCGGGCGTCTTCTGCACGTCGATTGGGTCTTTACAAATCGCACACATTTTCATCACATCAACTCGTTTCATCAGTTTCTCCAAAGTTTTTTCGGTCTGTCGTTTCGTAATAGCCTAAAAGATACTCAGCTTTTTGTTCGTCGCTCATATCTTTCTTGTCGACTCGATCCGACGAGTAGCTGGCTTTCTTGTAGTAGTGAGGGTCTTTTGGCCGATGGTAATACGCATCGGCCGAGCCTCGGTCGTAGGCTGAGCCATGTCTTTTATCCACAATTTTCTCCTTTTCTATGTCGAAATAAAAAACACTGGTGTTCGGCTTCTCTGATCATATGCGCTACATATATCCAGTCGTCATCTTCCATCGTATAGATGTATAATCCGACAGGTCCCATGGCACCTTTAATGTCTCCTGCATATGAAAGTGGCCTTCTTCCCTTTCCCACATACACGAAGGGCTTTCTCCCCCTATCTACAACATAAGCTATATCACTCATGTCGTTCATCGCTTGTTGTGTATCGTCGTCGATGATAGGCTCCCACGTAAGTTTATCTGCTGAGTCAAACCTAGTAGTTTTCATTACCTCTCTTTCTCCATTTTAACAGGTGGTAGGAATCGCCCGTTTGGATCCTCCTCCTCTGGTTCTCCTATGAGCTCTGTTAGTAGATGCTCAGGGTCTTGCCAGATTCGATCGGCCCCTGCTAAGTCGAGCATAGCGTTCTGCCTTCGAACCAGTGCAGACAACATCTTACGTTTGTTTTGTACGTCTTGGTGGCTCTCAGGCTCCAACCCACTGAGTTCAAAAATGAGAGTAGAGATCATCTCTCCAATCTGTTGGTTTGCCCATTCCGCTGCA